ATTGTCCATAATCAATATCATTATCTTCTTTTGATGATTCGTGTTTTATAATAAATCCCTCATTGGAATATCCCTCATCCAACCAAAATGAAAATGATGAAGATACATCAACAATTAAATCAGATGATTCATAATCATAAGAACGAGTAGCTTGAGATGCAGTGTACCACATACCACCCTTTCCATCAAACGAACCAGTTGCACTACCACTATTTGGTACATTAGTTGGTAACCAGTTAGAACCACTATCTCTGTAGTTCCAAGTACACCCATCCGTAGATATATCATCAAATCTAGTACCATTACCCATTTCCCAACTTTGTGAAACAGGATTTATTTCTAATGAATATGATAAGGGAACTTCTGTTGGTTCTGTTTCTCTCAGAACTAATTCAGCGATACTCATTGTTACATTACCACTTGCTAAACTAGCTGATAATGTATTTGTATCAAATTTAATTAAAGTTCTTGCAGTATCCTTTAATGAACCATAATAAACTTTAGACACTTCTAATATTTCATCCAATCCAGTGTTTTGAGTTGGTTGTTGTAAAAATATACTAGCGTCTTTAGATGCGGTTAAAAAATAATACATTATACAACTCTCCCTCTTATATCCCTATCAGGAAATTTAAATTCAAATATTGATGGGTCTAATGAAGGATAAATTTGTTTATTCTTCGTTGCCCCAGCAACATCATATGAATTTGGTGAATAACCTGAAGTACCTCCACATAAGTTTTTAAACTCTGTTTTAACTACGGATTGTACTCCTTCTATATTTCCTATTAACATTTCAACTTCACCAATGTTGATTGGCATGTTAAATGTCCATTTATCTATTTCAAAATAATCTTTAAGAGCCGTTATACAATTTGTTAACACCTCTCTTTTATTATAATCTCTGTAAACTCTGATTTCAAAATCTAAACCTATATTAATAATAAATCCATCTAAAAGATTTACACCATCGGTTAACATTCTAAATTCATTCATATATGTTTTAAGATTTTCTTTAACTGCTCGGTTAAGTGATGTTAATTTTTTATTTGCATCATATCCTAAAATATATAAGTTTACTGCGAATGGATTATTCTTTTCTTTTATATTTGATTTTTTATTTGATAAAAATTTAGAAACTTGTTCTTTAATTTGTTTATCAGTATTCTTACCATCGGCTTGTAAATCTTGTACCAACTTAGAAAATTCGTTTAGTGCGGTTGGTGAAGCAAGTATAGAAGCTGGTGAGTTATCATCTAACTGTCCATCAGCTGCACAGAATGCTTTTGTGATATTACCAAACTTAGGTGGCATTGATAATGCTCTCACTTGATAATCTTTTGATGTTACTGCTCTGTTTTGTGAACCAAAGTTAGCTATAGCATTTTCTCTAATCTGTTCTAATGTTTCTGCTCCTCTACCACCAGTCGCTGGTTGTTCGTTATCTACTGCTAATGAATTTTTTACAGTTGAATAAAGATTTCTTTCAGCTCCAGTAAATGCTGATAAATCTTCATCAAAATCAACCTTAGTTATTCTTTGTATTTTATTTTGTTGTACATTTGATTCTACACCACCACCAACTAAATACTTTACAGTCATTGTAGTATTTTTTGGGGATTGTCCATATGATTTGGTAAGTAAAAAGTTTGAAGGGTCAAATGATGCTCCCAATTTATCTATAGAGTTTGTTAACCCCAATCCAACATTTTTAAATGTAGGGATTAGTAATTCATCATTTTTACCACCATCACCACTACCAAACTGAATAGTAGTTGTACCATTAGGATTTGTAATTACTTTATATCTTCGTGGTGTCTTAATTAATTTAAGAATAGATGCTACTGAATCTCTAAACTGAAATAAATCTTTATCTTGTGCTTCGGTATTAGAATATTCTACATAAACCATTTCCTGTCCTAAGTATGGAACTTTATAGTATCTGTTGTTATTAGCATCTCTAACATCAAAAATATCAATTACATTATTATCGGGTATATCTATTCGTGCAAACTCTTCTTGCGATGCTCCAAATGTAATTTCTATTTGTTTTTCTGTAGCTGATATTACATCAACATATTTTTTTACTAAATAAAATTTAGGATTGTTTGTTGTTGCATCTCTTTCATATACAGTTATCTCTCTATCATCGGCATCTGCAAAGTCTAATAGTTCTGTTGTTCTAAATTGTACACCATCGGCATCTAACTCCATACCTTCTTTTACTCTTAGATAATAATCCGTATCAGGTTCAAATGCTAAATCACCAGATGATATTGGATTTGTTAATCTTCTTGATGGTACTAATTGAAATACACTTAATTTAGTTGTAGCTGGTGAGGTTACTTTTGCTTTATAACCCATCATTTTAGCTAACTCAAATATATTTTCTCTATCCTCTGCTGTTGTTAGCATTGATTCTTTAAAAGTATCATCGATATAATATCCTAACACATCCCCAATATATGATGCCATTTCAATGAACATCATACCTGGCGATGATTCGTTAAAATCATTATATGTTGTTGGAAAATAAGTTTTAGCAAATTCAATTAGATTTGTTCTAAAATCAACAAAATCTTTATTAAGGTATTTTATATCTCTACCTTTATCCTTAAAACTTTTTATTTGATTATTAAGTGCCATATTATTCCTCTACTAAAAATGTTAATGTATCTAATGTTTGGTCTCCCTCTTGTCTAAACTTCAAAGATACTTTAGCTTGATTGTTATCAGTTTGTTCTTTACTAATATCAATATTAATATCTTCTACAATAATGTATGGTAACCACTTAGCTACTGCATCATTTATTGTAGTTTCCAAATCCTCTTCAAATTTTTCTGTTGCAGGATTAAACAATAAATCATGTAATCCACTTCCAAAATCAGGTTGTAATATTCTTTCACCTCTTTTGGTAAGTAATAAATTTTTTAAGTTGGAACGGACTTGGTCGAATGTTCTAAAAGATTGTCTAAAGTATCCTTCATTACCTCTCTGAATTGGTAAAGTGATACCTACTGCAAAGTTATTAAACTCTTCAGTATCAATTACAATCTTTTTATTCAACTCATAAGCCATCTTATGCTCCTACTCCTTTTTTTCTAGTCATCGCTTTTACAAGCGCTGAATTATCTCTGTTAAGAATCTTATCTAAACCAGGTACACCAGTCTGTACTCCTAAACCTTGTGGTTGTGGTGCTGATTGTTGTCCCATTGGTTGTATTCCCATCTTCTGAGCCATTTCCTCTCTGAAAGATTGGATACCACTTTGTCCTACAGGTGTCCCTCCACCAGCAGCCATAACATTGTGTGTTCCAAATGTAACTGTTTTATCCATTGTATCAGTAACACCACTCTGTAGAGTTTCGTTTAGTACTTGGTTTAACATAGGGTTCTTAGTATATGTTTGGTTCTCAACAACTGGTTGAGAATCTTTTCTATCTTCTTCTAATACTGCATTAGCTAGTGAAAACGGGTCTACTTCTTTTGTTGTTTCAGAAGTAATATTTTTCATTTTTCTTTTTACAGCTTCATCTAAAATTTTAGGAAAAGTTTTCTTTAGGAAAACTTCATGTCTTTTAGATACTTCAGCTTCTACTAACGCTTTGATTACTTTTACTAATTTTTTCGAATCCATAATTGTTTTCTGTTTTAATATAAATATACATTAATAATATTTTAGTCTTTAGAATGGAATATTCCAACACCTTTGTCCATTCTTTTCTGGGTTTTGTGCTATAAAATAGTTACCACCTGATTCAATAGACCTAAACCTCTTTATATTTTTCATTGTAGGTTCTTCTGTACCTAAAAATTGCCAATCAGAATTAGCAACAGTATCATCATTATCATCATTACCCAATCCTAATCCACCACCAGGTACTACATATATACTCCAATTAATTACACCAGGACCAGGTATCGGTGATGGTGCCGATGGATATAAGGATGTTGTGTATATGATTCCTTTTAGTGTTAATAAATGTATTTGTGCTGCTAATACAAAAATATCTAAAAAGAAATTAGGTGTATTTACCGCTGGTAATTCTATTGGTACAGGCCAAGTGCCAGGACTAATACATATGTTTTGGGTTACAACAAGATTTTGTATAGCGCCAGGTGCTGGAATTGGAGGAATTGGAAATGGGTTCATAGTTGCACCAGCCCAATATGCCTTTACTGCATTACCTAATTCTTTTATAATCGGTGAGGTTGGTGGAGGAATAGGTCCTTTCTGTATTGCAAAGCATTTCGTTAGAGCTACAATCACTAATGATTCCATAACAGAAGTATTCCCTTTTTGTATTGAACACAAGTTAATACCTTGAATACCCCGTCTCATACACATATCATATTCAATAGTTAGCTTTTTAGCAAAGACTTGTAATGATGCAACCCCAATAGGAT